CGCCATCTTGAAACCTGAATTTCGCTAGTAAAAATACACTCCAAACACGCTCAAGAAAGCGGAAACGGAAAAAGGGAAAAAAAATTTATTTTTAAAAACGCGTGGAGGCCCGCGTGTTTTCTACCCGCATTGTAACGGGGGGTACCCAGAAAGGACCCTTTCGAACATTCGATAAATCAATCACTTAGATTCGATTAGCTTATCCAGCTTTTCGTTGATTGTGTCTAACTGCTTCTCTATGCGTGACTGGTCTTCTACTCTCTGCACTTTGACATGCTCTATCTGCTTCTCATTAATTGAGATTCGTTTATCCAATCCAGTTATGTATACGATGCTTGCTACTATCATTGTGATAGTTGTGAGTAAGTGAGCTATATCAACTGGCTTGCTGGTCCACTTGCTATCAGACATCAATACTCACCTTTAATCATTTGCTGTATAAGTTCGTCCGCTCGTTTGGGTACTTGCTTATACCATCTTGAGTCCTTCATCTCGTACGCTGCATCAGCAAAGTTACCTACCTCAACTGCTGCTATCATCCGTTTGAATTTCATTAGTCCGTCTAAGCCAATATTGAAAGCCATGTTAACCAGTACGTCTAACCTTGCCCTATTGCAATGACTTGTATTGATGCGGCGCTTAACTCCTGCTTCTGCATCCATTATGTCATTTGCTAGCAACTGCTCGGCTTCTTCTTCACTCACGCCCTTGCTATCCAAGTTACGCCCATAACCAATAGTTAATTTGCCGCCTGTACAGTAATAGGGATACCTTCTGTACCCCTCATGTTTTTTTAGCTGCTCTACTAAATTCATAGACATGTTTTTTCCTGCGTATGTTTTTATTCATGAAAGAAAAAGGAGCCGCATCCATGCGCGCTCAGTCACTTCAAGGAAAGATTTACTTTTACTCTGGCTCTTGCTTCAACCTATCTAATGCTGCGTTATACCAGTGGGTATCAAGTTCAAACCCTATAAAGTTACGTCCTGTATCTCGACAAGCAATTGCCGCCGTCCCGCTTCCGGTAAACATATCAACAACCAATGCACCTTCTGATGTTGTTTCGCATATCAGTCTTTTGAATAGCTCGACTGGTTTCTCTGCTGGGTGATCTGTCGCTCTGTTTTGTGGTGCTACTCGTTTACATTCCCATATATCCGAGAGGCTTCTGTTTGGTATTACGGCATCTTTCATACCCACAAATACAACTAATTCGTATCGTGGTCTAAGGGCTTTCTTTGGCCCTGTACCTAAGCACTGCTTATCCCAAACTAAAACAGATGTGATTGACAGGCCAATATCAGCAAGTGCCTTGGTTATAACTGGCATTGAGCGCCAATTACAGAAAGAGACTAGATAGCCTGTATCTTTCAGTATTCGCTTTGCTTGTTCAAACCAAGACTTGTAGAAGTGCGTTACATTCATCCAGTCAGCCCACGAACCTACGCGTGACGGCTTTCCAATACTGCTGGCTCCTATCAGGTATGGGGGATCTGTTAGAACTAAATCGACTGAGTTGTCTGGAATGTTTTGACTTTCTTCTACACAGTCGCCGTTAATCAGTTTTATATCTGTCATGCGTCACCTTTGGTTCGTGACGCTCTAGGCGTTCTGCTACATTGATTGTTTTACAACGGGGGCATTTGATTTCTACTACTCCAATAGTTCGGCATAGTAGTTTGTCGCAGCAAGTACATCTTACATCTTGCATATAATCACCATCAAAAAACCCCACATAAAAGCGGGGTTTAATTACGAGGTTTTTTATTTATAGCTTTTCCAAGCTTAGTCACATTATGGCATATTTAGCGCCGAAGAAAACGACATTGCGTGTCGGGTTTAGCGACATTTTGCCTGTTATAACCCTTGAGGCTATACCAAAAGCCCTCTTTCTGCCCTCGCAAGCCAAAATTCAACGCTATGTTTGTTGCTAAATTCATCTGCCCAGATTGCTATTTCTTTGTGGCTCATGCCTTTAATGTATTTACCGACTAACGCTTTTCTACAAGAAGACGAAAGCGCTTCTATATCCTTGGTAATTTGTGCAATGTGATCTGGTGGGCTAATGCTATCGGCACCATGACTGTATAAGTGAGCATCAGAGCTAAAAACCCCACCTAGCAAACAGCACTCTTTGATACGTTCAACATTAGACTTTCTTGCATAGCCTTGGGTTTCTTCTTTCAACGCCCAATATCGGCCCCACACTTTAAGCTCTCCGCGTACTTGTTTAATGTTTTGTCGTGAATCACTCATGAGTCAGCCCCTAATTGTAAAACTTGGACCAATTTTAAGTTACAGATCTGCTCCACAATAGACACGACAGTGTCGAACTTAAGTTGCGTTTTGTCTTTTTCCCACCGCTGATATGTTCTCTCACAAACACCGTATGCATTGGCCACATCTCTTTGCGTGAGGCCTCTGTATGTACGAGCAATAATTAATACTCTACCTGCAGTCATCATGTGGCCACCATTACCAAGTTTTGTTTTAAAAATAACCTTTGAGTTCTTATCATGCCCTCAAACACAAAAATTCTAATTGTCGTCTCTGACAACATCACGGGGCCAGATCGACCATCTATAACGTCATGACACGCTGAACATGTATAAGCTGAATGAATATCATCACATTTCTGACCCATACCTGCTCCCCCACCGACATGGGCTAAAACGACCGTGCTAGAATCGAAATTACAAATGCCAGGCAATCTAATTTGACAGGCTTGACCTTTAGCACTTTCTCTCAACTTCTCGCTAATTACTGACATGTTTCTCCCCTTCCCCATACAGTGCAAGCATGTATAGATCTTCCGGCTTTGGCAGTAGTAGCTCTAAATTGTCTGCGCAATACATATCCATCCAGTTCAAATACTCGGAGAACTCTTTGGTGCTTAACTTTCGTGTACGCTTTCGAACTATGATCGGTTCTTCTGTTCCAACCTCTAGCACTTTTACACCGAACTTTTTCCTGACAAACACCTCGTGAACATCTTGAGAGCTATTTTCTTGTCCAAAGTGTTCTCTCATATGATCTGCAATGGCTTGGTTCCACATCCACATTAATCTGTTTTGAGCGGTAGACCGACTTGTTTTGTGTTCATCAAACTTAACCTTCACATTTTTTTTATTCTTGATCATTGCTCTAATCATTGAGCCAATGACAGGCATAGCCTGTTCATAGTTGTTAGTCGTTAAAATCTTTGTTGTCATAAAATCTATGCTCGTTGTTTAGCCGTTTGCTGATAGGTCTGTTCGAGTGAATCATTCAAAGAAAACCCTTGGCTTTGAGGGACTTTTTTTGAATGCTTAAAGTTGCCAGCATTTGCGGCTACATCGTTAGCAATCTTAAGGCTTTTAAACCGCTCTTTTTGGGCTTTTGGCCTATTTCTTCTATCAGCTTCGGCTTGCTTCTTATCCTTAATCTGTTGCGTAACACTTGGCACACCATGGAGTTTTGCATGCTGTAACAAAACTCGATTACCAGCAGCTTTTGCTTGGTTTAAATCTCTAGCTGTTGGCTCCGTAATGCCAAGTAAGTAATCGTTTTTGGCTTTTCTGGCTTCCACTAGCGCCATGCTATAATCACAACCCAGTATCGCTTTTACCTCTGCAACAAACTCTTTTTGGTCCTTCTCGTATGATTTCATTGCACATCCCTGTTAATCGTCGTTGGCAGGTTCGGCTTGTATTCTGTATTCCCAAAGGTTTTTAGTGCCTTTTCTAACACGCTTTAGCTTTGTTAAATTGGGACCATCCACAATCTCTCTCCATCGTGCTGACATAGCGGCAGGCGTGTCCTTTTTATGGAAAATCGTTTCGCTTGCGTTGCATATTTCTTCAAGAGTCCAATATTCAGGACCTGTTATTATTTCTTGCAATCTTGCTTTTTGTGTCATGCTGCACACTCCCACTTTGCTAAAGCATCAAAAGCGCCAAATTGACTAAAAAGGTCACCCGCGAATGATTCGTCTATATCGAATTGGAAAGGAACAGCGATCCAACCTGCGTTGATAACGTGCTCTTTATTTATTGATTTATCCAAAAAG